TAATTATATCAATACTGATAATAACAACGGGTCTACCGTAGGTGGTGGTAACACTTTATATAGTAAGGCTAAAAAAATATCTCAAGAGCCAACCACAGCCACCAATGAAATGGGAATCTTTTGTGATTTGCTTTTTGAAAACTTCGGCTCTTATCCGTCTCCTTTGCAAATTGATGATATGGAATACATGCTAGAAGAGCATAGCTTGGAAGTTATCAAGCTAGCAATTAAAGAGTGTGTTGACTATGCCAAACCAAACATGTCGTATATGAGAACGGTATTGAGAAACTGGAAGAAAGCAGGATTAAATACGCCTGAGCTTGTCAAGAATCGAGTGAAACCAAGAAGCGCTACTAGAGGTAAGGTGACAATGCTAGATGATGGTTACGATCCTAAGTTAGGTATCTAATATGGCTAGCATTAAAACAGTAAGGGAACTTAGAGAAGCGCATTGCGCAAGGACTAAAACGATTGATAAGCACTGCAATATACATCCGACGGTTCTGTTATGGGAAACAACAAATCCAAGCACGGGAAATACATTTTCTTTTTGCCCTGAATGTACGCAAGAAAAAATCAATTTGGAAATTGAGCAAGCTGGAGCGTTAGCAGAAGAACAAGTAAGAAATTTCAAAAGCTATGCAGTCTTTGAAAGAGAATCTATTGTTTCTCCTAAAATTGCAAAAGCGACAATTGGGAATTTTGAAATCCACACGGAGCAAGATGCCAATGCTGTCAATTTTGCAAAGAGATTTACAAGTGATTACGTGAAGGGGCGCTATGAGGGGAATGTTATTTTCCAAGGCCCTCCGGGAGTAGGAAAGAGCCATCTAGCCCTTGGCATGGCTAAAACTTTAAACGAGAGCTTCCAAAAATTCGGAGAGAAAAAATCAGTAGTCTACATGCCAGTATCCGAGTTGTTCGATCGGATGAAAGAAGCGTTTAATTACAAAGACTCTAAGTGGGAAGAAAAAAGAACAATTAAATTCCTGCAGGATGTAGATTTCCTGATACTTGACGATTTAGGGAAAGAATCAAGCGTAGGAAATTCAATCAAAGAAGGCAGCAGTTGGGCGCAGTCTATTTTGTATAGATTATTAGAAAACAGGACTAATACGATTATTACAACGAATTACGCTGGCCAACAACTAAAACAACTGTACGAACCTAGCTTATTGGATCGTATATTGGCAGGGTCAAAACACAATCGGTTTATTTTCAAAAATGATACAGAAAGCAGGAGGAGCATTTGAACAACGAAAAAGCAGGGTACAGAGTATCACAGATGATTGATGACTTCGAGTGGATGTTCTACCCGTTGTCGGAAGTTATGAAGGAAAAGCTATTAGCGAGCGATCCAGTAGCGTCAGAAATGAAAATTAAGGATTTAATGCTATGTGCATTATTAAGAGAGGTAGAACATGGATAAACTACACAAGAAAATTTTACAAGCAATCCCAATCGGGAGTGAACGCCCAAGACCTAGACGAGAAATCGAACAGATGCTAGGTATGAGCAAACGTTCAGTTGAGAAAGCTATCGAGCGGTTGGTGTTTCAGTATGGCATTCCAGTCGTTGCTATCAAGCAAGCTGGACACAACGGATACTACTTGCCACGAAGCGAGGAAGAACGACAAGAAGGCTTGCAGGCATACAAGAGCCAGATTAAAACATCACAGATGAGAGTATCGAAGGTTGAAGCGGTAGACTTGGACAAGTTCCACGAAGAGTTGAAAGAGGCTCTGCATGCTTGAGCCGTTTGATTATGACAAATGGCTCAGCACCCCACCAGAACCATACAGAGAGCCAGAAGAAGATGAAGATGAAGCTTATGATAGCTGGATAGACAGACAGCTATGTGAAATGGACTAAACGAGGAGAAGAAAATGACAAACAATCAAGTAGCAACCAAAACGACAGGGGATTTCTTGACAAATCCGCAATTGTTGAGTGCTAAAATCGTGAGGCAGTACCTTGATCCGTCAGGCAAGGCCAATGATGAAGAGCTAGCTTATTTTATCGCAACGTGTAAAGAGCGGAACCTGAACCCGTTTACTAAAGAGGTTTACTTTATCAAATACGGGACGAACCCAGCGCAGGTCGTGGTGTCTAAAGATGCTTTTATGAAACGGGCAGAACAGAACCCTAATTTTGATGGATTTGAAGCGGGTATCGTAGTAGAAACGCAAGAAGGAGAAATCAAGCACATCACGGGTACGATCCACAGCAAAAATGATGAACTCTTGGGTGGTTGGGCTAAGGTATACCGCAAAGATCGGAGCTATCCTATTGAGGTAGACGCAGATTTCAAGGCTTACAACACAGGCAAGTCTATGTGGGCTAAAATGCCCGCACTCATGATCCGTAAAGTGGCCCTTGTATCTGCAATGCGTGAAGCATTTAGCGAAAATGTGGGCGGTCTATATACAGCGGACGAGATGGAACAGGCACAACCTATTGATGTGACGCCTAAAGAAACTCGTGAGGAAGTCATGAAGCGCAAGCAAGCGCAGATTGAACAAATGAAGCAGGAACAACCAAAGAAAGAGGTTGAGCAAGTTGCAAGTACTGGATATCAAATGGAAGAAATGCCTTTTGTAACAGAAGAACTACCAGAAGATATTGACTTACCGTTCACTTAAAAAGGAGATACAAAAGATGAAAGAAGCAGAAGCAATTAATCAGCTTGATAATATCCAGATCAATTTTGAACCAGCTAAGGTCGCATTTAGCGACTTTGGAGCGTTCGAGGCTGGGATTGAGCAAGCTATTGCTAGGTATGGAACGTTCGACCTTGAAGTCAACACGATTGAAGAGGTCAAGCAAGCACGGACTGACTTGAACAAGTTGAGCCAAAGCCTCGAAAATCGCAGGAAGGAAATCAAGGGCAAGATTAACGAGCCTTACGCAGAATTTGAAAGAGCGTACAAAGCCCCTTATAGCAAGCTAAAAGGCTTAATTGACACTTTGAAACAACAGATTGACGGCTATGAGGAGAACCAGAAAGCCTTGCGAAAAGACGTGGTGCGGAACTGGTTTAAAGAGAAAGCCATTGAAGGCAATCTTAATCCAGAAATCTTCGAGCAATATATGGACAATTATACCAAGGCTGGACAATTCAAAAAAGATAGCTTCCAACTTTTGAAAAAAACAGAAACAGAGTTAGAAGCTATCGTACTTGCTGAATTGCAAAAACAAAACCAGAAAGACCAAGATATTTCAATCATCAGCAGTCAGTGCGCCACTCACAACATCGGCCCAGCAACTTATATCCGAGCGTATGAAAGCGGTCAAACACTAGCAGAAGTGCTTGATAGTATTACTGCAGATATTGAGAGCGCAAAGCTATTTAAAGAGCGCCAAGAGGCACAGAAACGAGCGGAAGAAGAACGCAAGGCAGAAATTGAACGTATGGCTAGAGAGCAAGCAGAAGCGAGTATCAAAGCCTACGATGCAGAAACTGGCGAGGTTATTGAAGATGAACCAAAACCAGAGCCAACGAGTGACAAGTATGTTACTACTATCAAATTTTGGTTTGTTATTGAACAAGCGAAACAATTCAAAGAGTGGCTAGACGCTCACGATATCGAATTTGAAACAGTGGAAGGAATGAAGAAATGCTAAACAATGTATGTCTTGTTGGTCGTATGACCAAAAATGCAGAACTACGATACACTCCAAACAATCAAGCAGTAGCGACATTCACACTTGCAGTGAATCGAAACTTTAAAAACGCAAACGGAGACCGTGAAGCAGACTTTATAAATTGCGTGATCTGGCGACAGCAAGCAGAAAATCTTGCAAACTGGGTCGAGAAAGGGGCTTTGATTGGTATCATAGGACGTATTCAAACACGAAGCTATGAAAACCAGCAAGGCCAGCGGGTCTTTGTGACTGAAGTCGTAGCAGACAACTTCCAACTTTTGGAAAGCCGGAAAGATCGTGAAGTGGGGCAGTCTCAAGGGGACAGCCAGCCGGATTTCTCACGGCAGGCAACAGCTAATACGAGCCCTATGGACATCTCGGATGATGATTTACCGTTTTGAGGTGAACAATGGAACAAATGACAGTTTGGGCATTGTTTGACAGTGGCAACGGGAGCTATACCAAAGGTGTGGTTGCTCTGAATAGTTCGGGGGAGGCAAACATTGACATCTATCCAGTGGGGATTGATATAGAAAACAAGAACAATCATTTTATCAATCTGAATTTAGCTGATTATAGCCGTCTTTTTGGGGACAACACTCTTTTTGATGAGCTTGATAAACTACCTAAACCTGACTTAATCATAGCTAGCCCACCTTGTGAGAGTTGGAGTAATGCTAGTGCCATGTCTGAGGGTAATGCTTGCTGGAAACAGGAAGACCTCTCAGATAGCCTCTTTATCCCACAACGTGAGGCTAGCATGTTCACTATCAGAAATAGCTCAGACTATGACAAAGCCTACATCAATTATCAGTATGACCGTCAATTTATGAAACGGGTGAATGGTGAACTTTGTGCTTTCAATACCATTGAGATTATCAAGAGGTATGAACCTAGGTACTTTATTATAGAGAACCCAGCTAGTGGTCGTTTGTGGAAGTACATTGAGGATGTGATGGGGTTTAAATTGCCACATCTCAACATGACAAGGTACAACAACTATGATTATCCACTACAAAAACCCACAAAGTTTGCCAGTAACCTTGATTTAGGGCTTAGAAACGACATCATCAAGCAAGATGTAGAGTGGAAACATTTTTCTAAATCCTACAATGAGCGGTCAAATATACCGGGCGAATTAGTTAAGGAAATATTTAAAAAAGTTTATTGTGAGTTTTTAAAGGCCAAGGAGCAAACATGACAGAACCTATAATTATGCAATTTGAACTAACACGCAAGCAGATGATTTCTGCAAATGACCGCTTGCACTTCCAAAAGAAGGCTAAAATCACAAAATTTCTGCGAGAACTTGCTAAATACGAAGGGTTAAATACGCTCAAAGATTATTTTGGGTTGCCATTTTCGGAAGAGAAAACATGCTTTGTGCAGGTGCTTATCTTCGCCCCAACATCAAGGATTTACGACCCTCCAAACTGGTCACCTACCAGCAAAGCCTTGCTGGACGGTCTGACTGATGCGGGATTTTGGAAGGACGATAACTACAATATTATCAAGCATACAATCTTTTCGCACGGCGGAAAGTCTGGAACGAAGAACTACAAAATTAAATTATTGATTAGAGAGGTTAGGGAATGGAAAATGTAGAGAAGTTTTACTCAATCATCGAACAAAAGCAGAGTGAACACAAGAATGTATTTGAATTTCTGCGCACGTTTATTTCTAACGAAAAGGAAGTAAGTTATATAGGTTCAAGGCTTCGCATTGACAAGAAGTGGGGGCGATTGCCTCCCGTCGGTACAATGATTAAGCTAGCGCCTATATTTGATAAAGCATTCTTTGAAACGTGTTTGAGAGAGAAATTAGACTCGGCCAAAAGAGACAGGGACGTTGAAGTTGGGCAGAAATATTTATTAAAAATTGACAGCACGCAGAACACAACAGAGGAAGAGCGATTAAGAAAGTTAAAACGCAAGCTCAAGCGTGAGATGCATTTAGAGAAATCGTGGGGGATTTGAAATGGAACTACAAACTGGAGACTACGTAAAGGTTTTGAAAAACAGTGAGTTCTTTAAAATCGTACAAATTAAACACATTTACGGAAATACAATCGAAACAACACACGGGAGTTACCAACGCGACACATTAGCAAATAGGCTTGATGGTAGATGTATAATTTCTGGACTTGTGAAATGGGAGGATTTAGAATGAAACTACAAAAATTAATTACAAACGTCCAGCAGTGGTCTATTGACCGTGGGTTGGATAAGGCAGATAGCAAGAAGCATTTGCTAAAGCTCTATGAGGAATTTGGAGAACTAGCTTCTGGGCTTGCGAAAGGAAATAAAGAGGTCGTTAAAGATTCGATTGGTGACGTGGTTGTTGTGTTGATTATACTAGCACAACAACAAGACATCAGACAAATTAGTGATTTATGTATAATTTTTGACAACCTATCAACAAATAATCTTATGCCAAGAGCGTCTGAACTTATTGGTCTTATCTCTTTACGAGTGAGACGAAAAACAGAAGAAACGATTGAAGAATATATCGTACGTCTATTTTCGTGCTTAAGGACGATTGCAAAAAGAGAAAATTTAAAATTTGAAGATTGCTTGTTGCAAGCGTGGAATGAAATCAAAGATCGCAAGGGCAAGCTAATCGATGGCGTGTGGGTGAAGGAAGAGGACTTTAAAATAAAGACTAGACCAGCGCAAGAAATAGACTTAAGCAAAATCAATGTGGGAAAAATCAATGCTGCTAATTGGCCAAAATTGAACAATCCATTCGAAGAAGACAAGGTCAATAATCCAAATCACTACAAGGGTAAGTTCGGCCTTGAAGCGATTGAGGTTGTCCGTAATTTTGCAGGCGATTTAACAGCCGTGCAGGGTTTTTACTGGGGCAATGCGATTAAGTATCTATTGCGATTTCAGGCCAAGAATGGACTGGAAGATTTAAAAAAAGCCAGAAAAAATTTGGATTGGTTGATTGAGGAGATGGAGGAAGAAAATGCCGAATTGGGCTGAAGGGACTCTTAAGTTAAGAGGGCGAAGAGAAAATATCAAGTCAGCTTTGAAAGAAATGTTTATAGGAAGCGATATAACTATTTCTGAAGAAATGGATGATCAAGCATTAATATTAACATTAACTTCAA